TCTTCAATGATTACGAAATAATAAGTGAACTTACAACTTTCATTCAGAAACATAATTCTTTTGAGGCAGAAGAAGGTTGTAATGATGATCTAGCGATGTGTCTTGTAATATATGCTTGGTTAGTTTGTCAGGATTATTTTAAAGAACTTACTGATCAAGATGTTAGAAAACGTCTCTATGATGAACAAAAAAATCAGATAGAACAAGACATGGCACCCTTTGGTTTTGTTTCTGATGGGTTAGACGAAACAAGTTTTGTTGATTCTGAGGGTGATCGTTGGTTTGCCGATGAATATGGTGACCGTTCATATATGTGGGAATACAGATAACAGTGGAAATTGATAAGCAAATAAAATTAAGTCATTTATTACTCAATGATAGAAAATGTAGAGTTTGTGGTGAACTTAAAAATTTAGTAGGAGAATTTTATAGAACACGTAAAGATAGAGGACCTGTTGCATCTTCTTATTCTTACGAATGTAAAGAATGCACCAAAAAAAGAGTAAATGAATGTAAAAAAAATAAATCATCTTCAATTGAATACAAATATCCTGATTGGTGATACTCACGGCTCGTTTCCCCAGTGTAAAGTAATTTTTTAATAAATATTTCCAGACAAACAGAGAATTACGGAGAAAAAAATGGCGACTCCTCAATTATCTCCAGGCGTACTCGTCAGAGAGGTTGATTTAACAGTAGGAAGAGTTGATAATGTTTTAGATAACATTGGAGTGATTGCTGGTCCTTTCCCAATCGGTCCTGTAGACTTTCCAATTGACATATCAACCGAACAAGATTTAATTAGTGTTTTTGGCAAACCACTTTCAACAGATTCACAATATGAGTACTGGATGAGTTGTTCATCCTTCCTTTCATATGGTGGAGTTATGAAGGTTGTTAGAACTGCTGGTTCAACACTAAACAATGCTAATGCTGGTGTTGGTGCAGCCTCTACAACTGCTATAAGAATTGATAACTACGATGATTATATTAATAATCACGAAGACGCTACAAATTATACATACGCAGCAAAGAACCCTGGATCTTGGGGAAATGGATTAAAAGTCTGTTTCATTGACGATGCTGCAGACCAAATTATTGGTATTAACACAACAAATCCAGGAGCACTTGGTGCAACAATTGGATTTGGAGTTACGGCAATTCTTTCTGGTCTTACAATTGCAGGATCAGGATCAACAACATCATTTACTGGAGTTCTTAAGGGAATTATTACAGGTGTTTCAACCGATGCAACAAACGGTAGCAGCAGTATTGATGTAAAAATTCTATCAAGAGTTTCTACAGCAGGTACAACTTCTGGTACAGAAACGAAGATTACTTATGGTGAGGGATCTACTTCTGCATCATATCTAACAACAAGTGCTCTTACTTTTGTTAATAACTCAGGTATTGCTACAGGTGGTTCTGCAACTACCCCCGTAACTCCAGCATCTGTTACTGACTGGTATGAAAGTCAGACTCTTGGTTTGACTAATGCAACAATTTTCTGGAGAGAACTTGCACCAAAACCAACCACTAGTCAATATGCTGATCAAAGACAAGGCCATGGCGATGGGCTTCATGTTGTAGTTGTTGACGATACAGGAACAATTACAGGAAACACAGGTACACTTTTAGAAACACATTTGAATCTTTCAAAGGCAGTTGATGCAGTATCTGCTGTAAATTCTCCACAGAAAATCTGGTACGAAGATTACCTTGCAGATTTCTCTTCACAAATTTATGCTGGTGGAAATCCTTCAAGTGCTGCTGATGCATTTCATGGAACATCACCAAGAGCAACTGGATTCTCTACTGCATTTACTCCAATCACTACTGGAGATGGACTATGGGGTCAAAGTGCACAGGGCGTAACATTTGCTGCAATTGGAAATAAAACTTATACTTTAGCAGGTGGAGTTGATTATTCTGCTTATGGTGGAATGAAAGCAACTCTTGGCGATTTAATGACATCATATAATCTCTTTAGCAATAAAGATGATGTTCAAGCGGATTACATTATTATGGGTCCTTCAATGGATGCACGAACTGATACTCAAGCAAAAGCAGGATTCCTAATCTCTCTTGCAACTCAGAGAAAAGATTGTGTTGCAACTATTGGGGCTCACAAATCTGATTTAGTTGGTCAAACAAATACAACAACTCAAACGACTAATCTAATTAAATATTTTAGTTCACTTCCATCTTCATCATATGCAATATTTGATAGTGGATATAAGTATACCTATGATAGGTTTAATAACCAGTTTAGATATATCCCCTGTAATGCTGACGTTGCAGGTTTAATGACTCGTACTAATATTGTTGCTTATCCTTGGTTCTCACCTGCAGGACAGCAACGTGGAATTCTTAATAATGCGATCAAACTTGCATATAATCCAAATAAAGCACAAAGAGATCAACTCTATCCACAAAGAATAAATTCTATTGTTACTCAACCCGGAATTGGAACTCTTCTGTTTGGAGATAAAACTGCTCTTGGATATGC